CCCCTACTGAGGATTACTCCTCTGCCGGCCCTAGTGGGCCGGCACCCGTCTGCGTTGGAGCCTCACAGAGTGTTTAGCAACACTCTGTTCAAGGTGGTCCGCCTGCTCTTGAACTTCTTTAGAGATAAAGTGTTTCAAGAGTGCACTGTACTCGTCGATGTCATCTCTGACAAAGCGGGTTTTCAGTACCCAAGATACGACCCAAGGAGAGAAGTTCTTATCGAACCCTCGATACTGAGTCGCATTCTGGAAGGTTTCCCATCCGAGGTAGCCGGCCGTCCTTCGCTTAAGAGGCAATTGGCCAAGTATTAATTCCACTTGGTTTCTTACCTCCTCAGCAGCTAACCAACAGCCCTTTAAGTAGAGCTGATTGGATAGCGAAACAAAGGACGACAAGCGCTCCGCGTCAGAACGTCTGCCGGGAGCTGCGGTACGGCAATACGCAGGTGTCACGTCGACACCCTCGTAATAATCGCCGCCACAACTCTCTTTGAATGGTCCTTGTGCAAAGGACTTCCTCGCATTTACTTTGAGTCCGAAAAGACTCAAGTATTGGCAGACTTCACTGAATGAGTCCCGGGGACAGATTATGTCGTCCCCGAAGACTGATACCGTCTGGAGTGCTATGTCCATATTATAAGAACGGACAGCGCGATCCGGATTTCTACCCGAACCTAACCCCTGCTTCCAATATGTGGCCGAAGTCGCTGCGATCGCTAAGATCGCAAAGATAAGGCTCTCTACTGGAAACGTGGTTGCTGACCCCATTGATGCGTACTTCTTGATAGGCAGTAGAAATCTGCTATCAGGAAGCTTTGCATATCTCGACCTAACCGCAAATAATTCGCGGCAAAGTGAAGGACAATGCTTCTTGAGCAGGAAATGCACTAATGCAGCTCCTACGCGGTCGCTTGCCTCACTTAGATCAATGGTCGAGAACGCATAAGGCGAGAACGAGCCTTGACAAGCTAGTCCTCGATTCTGAGACTGGTCTGTGAACTTAATCACATTCCTCAGCTCAGTGCGCTCAATGGCGTAAACCATCTTGGCCATGACCAACTGTTGTGCGTACTGCATTCCAGTCGGTTCAATCGAGATGATCCTCGACGTCTTATATGTTTTAGGAACTGGAATGACCCTCACGGGCAACTCCTTTTCCTTATACACGACGTTGAGATCTTCCTCCAACTCTATAGGGAAACCATAGAGCTCTTCATGGTGGAAGATACCGTCCCATCTCTCGTACCAATCCCTACACTTGAACTTTTGGTTTCCGCGAAGTCTATCCGCGGTCGCCCCAGGTCCATGTTTCGGGAATACGAGAGCACGTGCTTCCAAGTACCTCTGTTCAAGCTTTGGTAAGATGCGGCTACAAACCGCATTCACGAAGCTTAGAGCGAACTGATTCTGGAAATTCTCATCTCCAGAATCCAACAATGACTTAACCCGTTCTCTTCCCATGTGGTAAGAGAGGGGGACATCATTGAGGGAGGTCTTGTTGAAAGTCGACTTAATGTCGGCATAGCTGAAAACACTGTCGTCTGTTTCCCTATATTGAGCTATGGCCTTCTTAATCCTCTTCGAGGACGCGAGGGCTTTTGGCTTTTTAAACAGGTAGCAGATTTGCCGTATGAAGTATACAGCGAGATGACGATTGTCCTGAACTGAGCTGCTAAGCTCGCTAGGATGTATCGCCCTCCCAGTGTTTTCGTCGAACACTAGCCTGGTCAACCCATGCAAGAAGCATGGTAAGACCTTCATTGAACCTTTAGGTCTTTTCCTAAAGATACTATGAATTGTGGGCAAGGCCTGACCGGATTCGAGGCTCTGTTCGAGCCAAGAACCGAATTCAGGGAGAGTGATGTAAAGAAAAGCATCACCCTCGTGTTCGATTCGGTCGAGAATAGTTTCTCGATCGCGAGTGGTATCTGCTCCAAGAGATCTTGAAGCATCATCCAATAGCGCCGAGAGTATACTAACTAGGCTTTTCATGTTCATCTCCAGCTTAAGTTGGGGAAGTCATAATCCTAGCTATCATGTTAGGGTCTCACGACCCTATTGCTTACGATCCAGGTTCTACCGCCACACCGTTATTGGTGCTTACTGGCGGTTCCTGTTTCGGTAAAGGATTACCAATGTCGCTTTGCAGGCGGCAATGAGTTCCTTTACGGCCGATGCATATCTCGTCTTGATCAGCAATCGCTGCGCAAGCCGTAATAGCTCCGGCAAGACCCACAAGTAGCGAACCATATACGAGTTCCTTCCTCAAGGCCGTAAACATAATGTTACGACTCAAAGGCGAGGATTTTGTCAAGGTTCGCCGTTACGCCAAGATACGCTGCCAGACCAAGAATAAGATTCTTGATGTCAGTGTTCGTGAAACCGGCCGTAGGCCGATTAATCACGGCGTATACGGATGTAGACACAGGGATAGTCAATCCCGTAGTCGGATCCACATACGTTGCATTCTTGTCGAAACGAACTTCAGAACGGTACCGCTTACCGAGCTGGTGCTTAATTGCACCACCCGTAAGGCCATCGGCCGAACGATATTCGGAAGCATAACCGTCAGTACGAATGCGAGAAAGACTCGTAGCCGTACCACCAGAGGGCGTAATAGTTGCACCAATGGTGACTGAGGTGGGATCTGCAAACATGATAGTACTCTCTTAAATTATGGACTGTTATCACAACAGTTCAAGGTGATCGTGTTGGGCATCGACAGATGTAATTATCCATCACGCTTACCACGGGTGATGCCTAAAGCCGCTAAGATGGATAGCTGGTATCCCGAGAGGGAGTCCCAGTTTACTCCAAATCCGAAAGGATTAGCGGCCACCCTTTGCTTTGTCTCAAATAGACATTGCATTTCCGTGGTCATTTGGGCAGTGGGAGAACCCGCACCTGCGCCATATCCGGTACGCATCTTCTGGGTATCTATAACAGTATGCTTAGTATAAGCATGCTGCATAGTATATCCATGGTGCATAACGATATGATGCCGAGCGAATTCCACTGCGTTCGTGACCAACGGTCCCATAGTAGTAAACCAGTCTGCTAACCAACTCCACGGCGTTAATTGGTAAATTACCGCGGGGTCCAGGCGCAAGCCTAGGATATCTGCTTTGAGATACCAGTCAGGCATGGAGGCGATTTCAGGAGAGTAATAGGAGTATGTGGCTTTAAACCACACTTTCCCATAGTGCTCTACTGTCCTCGTCCTAGTTGAGCAGGCACTACCGGTGTCATATAGGAATGAGTGAACGCTAGGAGTCATCATAGGGCTAAGTGAATTATTTACAGTGGCTTCCGCCAAGGTAGAATAATTCCAGCCTCTGAGTACTCTTGAGCGCTTAACTTGTTTTCCCATATTATTGCGCTTTAATTGCGCAACCCGCACGTCAAGATTCTTTCCGGTCTTTACAAAGGCCTCGAGATCTCGGACGAACGGCACCCAGCCAAACTGAAGATTTAAGTAATCCTCAGCGGCTGTCACTGGGTTAGAAAGATGACCCAACGCCTCACGTATAGAAACGTTCTTACGTGAAAGCGCCTTTCCGCTCTTCATAAGATTGAAGAAGAACCTCTCGGTTTGACGAATCATACCGGGAAAGTCACGAAGCTCGCCGAGAAACACGGCGAGCCCAGCGGAAGGTGAGGTAGGTAAGGTTCTAGTAACACCCTCGGTGCCAAGTGCATCGAGGTTGTAGGAAATTGGGATAGGGACTGCGTTAGGCACGTAGCCCCCTCTAAATTTCCCTTCGTAGGCATTCTTCTTGCTTCCTCCGGCAACAGAGCCGAAGTAGCTTGACGAATTCCTACGGGAGAGCTTAGTCCTTGTAAGGAACATAGGCCCTCCGCTATGGTAGGGTGGACCAGGGTGGTTTGACGAAAGGATTGATTCATCGGAATAAAGCCAGCCTTCAGCGACTACGCTCGGGCGACCAAGAGAATCGTACTTGGTGCCTAAGTTGTCGCCGCCTACGGCTGTTTTCCGACTCTTCGCTCCTTGTTGTCTTGCCATCCTAACCTCTTAGAGCAGAGCATCAGCGTAATTGCTGATACCAATAGTGGGGGG